TGCCCAACCCTATTAAAAAAAGTGACATCTATGTGAAAACTAATATCGTGGATAAGAGTGGGGATGGGGGATTTGACCGGGCCGCATTTATGAAAAAAATATTAGAGAAACCCCCTTCAGATACGGGAAAAGAAATTGTGCCACCAGTGGTAGTGGTTAAGCCGTTAGAAGAAACTATTATAGACCCCATCATAATAATAAAACCTAAAGCCACCACTGCCAAAGCCACCAGCGCCAAAGCCACCAGTGCCAAAGCCACCACTGCCAAAGCCAAACCCAAGTTAAAGATAGTTGAAGAACTCCCTGGACCTGAAGTAGTAGTGCAAACTATATTACCGACAGCACCTGCCACGGAAAAAAAAGAAAAAGAAGAAGTAGTGATCATTAAGAAACCGGTAAAAAGGAAAACAGTTCCTCCCAGCAAACAGGTCTATGAAGGACCACTTTCTCTCGTGAAAATCGGCGATACACTGATAAATGAACGGGTCAAGCCAAAAGAGCCCTCTATCATTATAAGTGCTTCATCTTATTATATGAACAACCGTGAAATCTTCACCAATTTTATGTCATCTTTATTTGGCAAATACAAACAAGACTTATTAACCGACAGCGAAGGCGCAAATTGTGATTATGACCCGGATGCCCCTTTTTCTCTCATGACCCACCAAAAAATCGTCAGGGATTACCTCAATCTCTACACACCGTACCGGGGTTTACTTCTCTATCACGGGTTAGGTTCGGGGAAAACATGTTCATCTATTGCCATTGCTGAGGGAATGAAAAGTGGGAAAAAAATCATTGTCATGACACCTAAATCCTTGCGCATGAATTATCTGGAAGAATTAAAGAAGTGTGGTGATGAACTCTATAATAAGAACCAGTTTTGGGAATTTATCAGTACACAGACCGAGCCAGAACTCGTAGAACCTTTGTCAAAAGTATTGACACTTTCTGTGGAATTTATTCTCAAGGCGGGAGGAGCATGGCTTGTCAATATGAAGAAAAAATCTAATTTTGACACCTTGAACGCAACCGAGAAAAAAAGCCTCAATGCTCAATTAAACGAAATGATTGGACAAAAATATACATTCATTAGCTATAACGGCATGCGGAAAAGTCATTTAGATGTCTTAAGCAAATCGGGTTCCCTTAATCCATTTGATAATTCCGTAGTCATTATTGACGAAGCCCATAACTTTGTCAGCCGTATTGTGAATAAACTTAACCGAACCGATACTTTATCTGGAGCTTTATATGATTATTTAATGAATGCGAAAAACGCCAAAATTGTGCTGCTCTCCGGGACACCGATTATTAATTATCCCAACGAAATAGCTGTTCTCTTTAATATCTTGCGGGGGAAAATCAAGACGTGGAGCTTGAAGCTTGCAGTGGGTGGAGAGAAAAAGATATCGCAAACATTTTTTCACGACCTTTTTAAAAGTACCATCCTCGGCGGTAATATAATGGACTTCTTAGAATACAAGGCCACGTCTACGACTCTCGTCATAACTCGCAACCCTTTTGGGTTTGTTAATAAAACTGAAAAAGAAGAGTATAAAGGCGTCCGCATTGGCGAGCGGGGTGATATTGACGATGACACCTTTATAACCCTCGTCACGAAAATCTTACAGAAGAATGGTATTAAAATTATAGCAGGAGGCGTTAAAGTAGAGAATTATAAAGCTTTACCAGATAAGATAGATGAATTTAAGACATATTTTATTAATGATGCCAATAAAGAAGTGAAAAATATGAACCTATTTAAACGCCGAATTTTGGGTCTGTCGTCTTATTTTCGCAGTGCACAAGAAACCCTGATGCCGCGGTATAATAGAAGCCAGGATTTACGCTTGATTAAAATCCCGATGAGTGATTTTCAGTTTGGTATATATGAAGAAGCCCGGATAGAAGAGCGGAAATTAGAAAAACGGAATGCATCTAAAAAAGGCAAGAAGAAGAAAAATAAGGAGGGGCTGGATGAGGAGTCAGTGTCCACTTACCGCATTTTCTCTCGGGCTTTCTGTAATTTTGTTTTCCCGCGGCCGGAAATACCACGACCGATGCCTAAAGATGGTGATTTAATCGCCTCTGTATCGGCGGAAATGGACGAAGACGTCTTAGATGCGCTGACGAATGAAGAGAAGCTGGAAAATGTAGATGGCCGATATGAAGCTGATGAATTATCTGGAGAATCCGGGGTGCAAGGAGAATCCGGGGTGCAAGGAGAATCCGGGGTGCAAGGTGAAGCCGTGGTGCAAGGAGAATCCGGGGTGCAAGGAGAATCCGGGGTGCAAGGAGAAGCCGTTCGGGGCAAAGATAAAGTCATCTATGAGAAAAATATTGCCAGTGCTTTAAAACAACTCGCCGCCAATAAAGAGAAGTATTTAACACCCACTGCTCTAGAAACATATAGTCCGAAATTCTTGAATATTTTGGAAAATGTACAAGATATTGATCACGAGGGGTTACATTTAATTTATAGTCAGTTTCGTACATTGGAAGGCATCGGTATTTTAAAAATGGTATTTGAAGCCAACGGATTTGTCCAATTTAAAATTAAAAAAGTTGGTGAATCGTGGCAATTAAATATGACGGATGCGGAGTTATCAAATCCAAACCGTTTTGCTCTGTACACCGGAACAGAAACTGATGAAGAAAAAGAAATCATGCGGAATATTTTTAACGGTGATTGGAAATATGTCCCCCTTGCAATTGAATCCAAGTTGAAAACTATGGCTATAAATAATATGTATGGTGAAGTAATTAAAGTCCTTATGATTTCCGCCTCCGGAGCTGAGGGTATTTCTTTAAAAAATGTGCGGTATGTTCATATTACCGAGCCGTATTGGCATCCCGTGCGTATGGAGCAGGTCATTGGGCGGGCTCGGCGTATTTGCAGTCACAAGGATTTGCCAGAGGCTTTGCGCACCGTCACGGTGTTCTTATACTTGATGATTTTTAGTAAAGAACAATTGGCAAGTGACCGGTCTATTGAACTACGTTTGCAAGATAAGAGTAAAATAGACGGTGAAACGCCTTTGACAAGTGACGAAGCCTTATTTGAAATCGCTACTATCAAAGAAAACATCAATATGAATATTCTCCAGGCAGTGAAGGAAGCGTCTTTTGATTGTGCTTTGCATGCCAAAGTCGGGGCGACGGAGAAATTGAAGTGTTTTACATTTGGAACATTAAATGCAAATAAATATTCGTATTATCCATCAATTGCCGAAGAAGAAATGGATGATGTTGCAGAAAAAAACAAAGGCGTCCGGGTCTCAACTGTGGTGGATTTCAAATGGATTGATGGGGTAACCTACAAATATAATAAGGATAATGGAGAAGTATATGATTTGGAGAGTTATAAATTGGGTAATGCCCAAACCGTCGGGAAATTAGAGATTATCGGAACCGGTAAAGATGCCAAATATAAGTTTGAAAAAGTGTAAGTTTAGAAATATAAATTTGTAAAGGGCTATTTATTATTGACAATCGCATCTCAACAGTTTCGCTATGCATTGTGAAAACGTGAACCAAATCCAAAATATATTTACAACATATAAAACTTTGAATGTGCTTATAACTATTCTTGTCTGTTCTTCTTCATTGTTATATTCGGTAATACAAATATAACAAGAATATAATTGTTGATATAAATAATAAAGCAATCCTGTATTTATAAATCCTACAAAGAATTCAAATATATACTGTTTAGTAGAGCAAATATTCATTCTCAAAAGTGTTGGTTTATATTTATATAAATTGGAGGAATCAATTTTATTGTTTAAATACTACCTGTTTGAAACGCGACTTGCTCTAGTTTATCCATTATTTTTTCTTGATTTTCCAAAATTAATTTATTATCAAGTAGTATTTTACTTAAATCGGATTTCATTGTAGTTAAGTCTGCTTTTACAATGTTGAGCTCTGCTTTTACACCTGTTAGCTCTGCTTTTACTATGTTGAGCTCCGCTTTTACACCTGTTAGCTCTGCTTTTACACCTGTTAGCTCCGCTTTTACACCTGTTAGCTCTGCTTTTAATATTTCAAACCCCGGTGTTATATCTTCTGTACTATTTTTTTTCTTTAATTTATCCATAAAATTAGAGACATTCGTTTCTTTATTATTCGTTTCTTTATCATTTGTCTCTCTATTATTAATTGTAAGTCTTACATTATCCTCTGCAAAGCTGACTTTTTTAAGATTAATAAAACTATTCTCGTCAATGTTGGTAGGGTCGCCAATCTTAATATGATTTGTTGAATTTACATTTGTATTAGCAGTAGGAGTTGTATTGTATTTTACATTAGAATTTGTATTAGCAATTGTTCTTTTACCATTGTTAAGCCACTCAGTCGCTTCTGTTGGATTCTGTTTTTCTAATACTTGACTTAGCTGTTGTTCTCTCCATGTTATCGTTTGCGAGAGTTTCATATCCATTTCTGAACCAATCGGTTCATCGTCAATGTTGTCAGAGAAGTCAATTATTTGTGGTTTGACTGGTTGAATTAAACGGTTGAATTCTTCTTGTTTCGTTTGTAGGCCTTTTTGAAACTGTTCTTGTTTTTTTGTAAGTAAATCCGCCGAAGTCACCGGTACGTTGAGTGGTGTCGTCTCTCTATATTTTTTAACTTCCTCCATCATTCTAAGTATACTTTTTTTATTTAATTCTAGAATAGAATCATTTACCGATATAATACTTTTAAACCCTTGCAAAATTCTCTCAAAATCAGCCTTGATATTATTGAAATATTTATTTGATAACCCTGTAAATACATTGTTTTCCACCATAATGTCCCATAAGAGCCGTTTATTCGCATGAGACCCGAATTTTTCCGGTAAACTCATTTCAGTTTCATCAATTGTTGTATTATTCATTCTATTATATTATAAACTATGTTTATATTAGTTTACAATAAAACCATAAAATATTTGTCATTTAATTAAAATACTTTAGTCGCATTTTCTTCATATTTTCATCGGGAATACGATGTTTCATAAAATAATGATAGTCATGTGCATCTGTTACCATACTAATTATAAAATACAACGAGTACATACCACATTCGGTATTTTCATATTGATGTTCCATTGGAGCATTTTGTTGGAATGTCAATGTTATGCCCAATGTTTTAGCGTCTTTAATCATCCGATCACATAAGGCGGCAATCTCCTTCGGCACTGGATCCCCGTTGCTGTCAAAAAAGAAAATAAACCCTTTCTTAATATTTATAAAGAGAGAAATCCAGTGAGAGCCACTTAAATAGTGCGGGTCTGTATTAAATATGACCCCAATTTTATTCTTACCTTTGGCTATATGTTTTTTCAAATCAAAATGGCAGAGTTCCTCCCACACACATTTCCCGTATAATTCTTTTGTATCAAAATCAATCGGACTGGGGCCGATAAAATCAAAGCATTTATATGTCCGTTCATATTGTTTCATCACGGTTTCAATATCCACACTAGACAACCACTCTGTCGGGTTTTTCTTCCAACTTTTTGGCGATTTTGGTGTAAAAGTATAGGAGGCGAGTTCTTTATCCAATCCATTCGCAACGAACTGTTGATTTAACCAGCAAGTTTCAATATCACATACGTCCTGCATATTGACTTTTAAATGCTTCCAAATATCGTGAGGTGTTTCGGCTTGGATTTTATGATCCGGATGTCGGGAATTCCATAAATTCCGCATTTTAATTAGGGCATTGTTACTATAACATGTGTAATCTTTTTTTTCATTAGAGGGGGCACAATTGGCTTTTTTAAATGCACGTCTGGTGTGTTTATTATTATTTTTTTTAAAGAACGTATTTCTGTGATGTTTTTTTTTATGCTTACGTTTTTTTGCGGTTGCCATTAATATTACGTTATATTTTTTCTTTTACTATTGTTTTGTTTTACTATTGTTTTGTTTTACTATTGTTTTGGTATTTTCTTCATTTTTTTAACTTTTTCTTTCACACCTTTTTTTTTTAAACTCGGTTCTTTCAAATCTATATCGGTTATCAAGGGAATAAAACGCGTCTCTTTAGAATCATTCGGTTGTTTAATTACAAAATTATCTAAAGTAGATACCCCAGTATGTTTTCGCATCATTGCATTGTTTATGATAATATCTTTGTTGGTATTAGGTATTTCACTATCCATGCAGTCATTAACTATAATTAAAGTATTTTCGCCTTTTACGGAGTCTACTGTATTGTCACTTGATAAATATTGTTGCTGGATAATGTCGGAGGTGTCCACCATTTTAAAATAATTAATCAAGCCATTGACATAAGTATCATAGATGGTTTTAATATAACTATTATCTGGCATTTCGCCTTTCAACATATCTTTAGTTAAAGCTGTTATTCGTTTCCTATAAAACTTGATATCCGATTTACTATTGTGCTCTGTACTTTGGGTTTGCTGTTTTAGCACTTGCTGATATAGAGGATTGGTTAAATAAGTTAAAGAGGCAATTTTAGTGTCAAACGGTTCCATTTTTACTTTTAGAAAACACTTTTAGAAAAAGCGTAACAAAATTACGCACAACCTTTTAAACAACCTTTTAGGAAAAGGTTGGACCAAAAAACAACCTTTTAAAAAAAGGTTGGACCAAAAATTCAGAGTAAATTAAGAGTAAATTCAGAGTAAATTCAGTTTTTATTTTTGGTCCAACCTTTTTTTAAAAGGTTGTGTTTTGGCCCAACCTTTTTTTAAAAGGTTGTGTTTTGGCCCCACCTTTTTTTAAAAGGTGGTATATATATGTACGGTCTTGTCAACGGTATCTATTTTTGTAATTCAGAGAGAGTTGAAGAATTAAATAATCGTATTTCTGAACGCAATATTCCTTCCCAGCAACTACAAGCCCAGTTTGATATTCGTCCCGTGTCCTCTAAATATGCCTTGATGCCGATTTATGACCGACGTGCGATACCCACCGTCCCCATTGAACGGATGCCCACTTATGATTTAGCCACTACATTTAATCCAGGTAATGGCCAAGCCCCTTGGAGTGGTTATGCGACCAATATTGACGATAATTCCCGTCTCCGTAATCAATTTTTTGCCTTACAAAAATGCGATCAAGCCTATTATATCCCTCCTACCAATAGCGACATGTATAAAGTAGAAGTTACGGGTCAAGCGGTTCATCAACCTTTTCCCGATTTATTTACAAAACAGACGTTTCAACCCTTTAATCCGAATACTTGTGAGGTCGGTGGAAATTTTTTTGACAATTGTATTCGGCAACAAATTAAAAATTGTAGTCCAGAGAAAGTATGTAAATAATATCAGACAGAGACACAATGAAAAAACGCAAATGCACCATTGGACATTTTAGATTTTCAATTGTGTAAAAGTGTAAAAGTGTAAATAAAAATTGAATTGATTTTAGAGATTGTATTATAATGTAACCCCATTAACAACCAAACACTAAAAAGATGTCTTTTATCCAAGAAAACACCAGCATTATTAACCGTTCTGAAGCAACCCAACTGGTTGAGTTGTACATGAAGAGCACAAATGATCCGTTATCACAAAAAGGTCGCAAATGTAAGTATGCATCGCCGAAGGAAATGTTTCGCAATAAGACTAAGTATAATCATATGGGCGCGGTGTTAGTTGGCAAAGGGCCTTCTGATAAACACGCTGAAACAAGTGATATGTTCTTCAACGCCATCAAAGAACTTGTTGATTCTGCTGGGAAGGAACAGTTTGTCACAACCCAAAAACGCATCCGCACTACATTTATGTCGCATATTGACAAAACTGATTCACTTCAGGTGTTGACGTTTTTGAGTTTCGCCATTGACAATTATCTTCAACAAACCCACGAACATATCGCAGAAAAACTTGGTGACAATACATATGAATATAATGATTGTTCAGTGTGTGAGTGGGCGGGTACTGACTACTTTTATTACAGTACCATTTATGGTTTGAATAAACCCGTGTGTAAGTTGTGTGTTGAGGAGAAAGAGTTTGGGACAGCCAAAGACGATGAAGATGACGAAAAAGAAGAAGAAGATGAAGACGAAGACGAAGATGAAGACGAAAAAGAAGATGAAGATGAAGATGATGAAGATGAAGACGACGAAGATGAAGATGAAGATGAAGACGACGAAGATGAAGATGAAGAAGACGAACTATGTGACCACTCGCAATACCAAGAAAAGCAAAATGACGACCGAGAAAAGTTCTTCGGATGCGAAGGATGCCAATACGAATGGCGGGATGGATGGCAAAAGGGATGGAAAACAGCAATGAAACAAGTTAAAAATTTCGCCAAGCAACAAAAACGTTCAGAAAACATTCATATTCCAGAATGTGCCTCTTGTGGAGCCTCACACAACTTGAAAAAGTGTGGTGGAACTTGCGAAGGTACAGTTCTGTATTGTTCAACGGTGTGCCAACAAAAAGACTGGAAAGAAGGACACAGGCAAGACTGCTTCAACAAGTAAAAAAATAAAATATTGGGAATAAAAAGTAAATATAAAATATAAAATATATAATTTACAATATATTTTATATAATATAGGAATTATTTATAGTAAAAATATTGAAGTTGCAATATTTTTTTTCAAGTTTGCAAAGGTGCAAAGGCGCAAAGGTGCAAAGGTGCAAAGGAAGGTGTTAAAACTACATAAAGCGTCATTGTTATGTATTAATAATCGTATAAATAATGTGCGGCATTTTTGCTTTGCTCAATAATTCTACCACCTTTTGTTCAAAAACCATTCATAAGAGTTTTATGTTAGGGGTGAACCGTGGTCCTGAACAATCCGAACTAAAATACAATGATGATGATGTATGTTTAGGGTTTCATCGGTTGGCAATTAATGGCTTAAATACTGCATCGGGTCAACCCATGACATTTAATAACATTACTTTGATATGTAATGGTGAAATTTATAATTATAAAGAACTCTATGCCTTATTGGAAATGGAGGGGATGACCAACTCAGATTGCGAAGTAATTATTCATTTATATGCTCGGTTTGGATTAGAATATACACTCCAGCTTCTTGATGGTGTATTTGCCTTTGTTTTGCATGATCTACGCGATGACACTCGTCCATTACTACACGTGGCCCGCGACCCGTATGGGGTGAGACCTTTGTATATGGTGAACCTAGACCCCCACGTACCAACAAGCACCGATCCAATTTTTGCCTTTGCGTCAGAACTAAAAGTCTTACATCATTTGTGTAGTAGTGTAGATTCTTGTAATGAAAAAAACTGTTCTAAATTCTATTTTTCTCACGTGATGCCAGGGACCTTTTTAACTTTTCATAAAAATCATGATTATACTGAATGGATACTTAGCGAAAGGAACAAATATCATACTTACAAGTTTATTAACGGGTGCAAGTTTATTAACGGGTGCAAGTTTATGAACGGGTACAAGTTTATTAACGGGTGCAAGTTTATTAACGGGTGCAATCAAGATAATATACCCGTGGAAAATTTATGTGCGACACCAGCTATTAACATAGATAATGGTGACATATATGAAAACATTTACGGAATGTTAGCTACCGCAGTGAAGAAACGCGTGGTCGGAACGAGTGATCGGAAAATCGCATGTTTATTATCCGGGGGATTGGATAGTAGTCTTATTGCAGCCTTAGTACACAAGTATTATGACGGCGAACTAGAAACCTACAGTATTGGCATGCCAGGTTCAGAAGATGTGAAATACGCCGAAATCGTCGCAGACTACTTGGGAACCAAACACACCTCTATTATTGTTTCTGAAGCGGATTTCTTTGACGCTATTCCAGAGGTGATTAAAACCATTGAAAGTTATGATACAACCTCCGTCCGGGCGAGTGTCGGGAATTACTTGCTCGGAAAATACATTAAAGCGAACAGTGATGCGAAAGTGATTTTTAACGGGGACGGTAGCGACGAATTGACTGGTGGATATTTATATTTTAAAGCGGCTCCGAGTGATACAGCGTTTGATTTGGAATGTAAACGGCTCTTGTCTAATATTTACGCCTTTGATGTTTTGCGGTCTGATAAATCCATTTCTTCGCATGGATTAGAACCCCGCACTCCTTTTCTAGACCGAGGGTTTGTGGATTATTATTTAAGTATTCCGGCTGCTTGGCGGAATACCAATAAAACTGGTGTGGAAAAACAGCTGCTACGCCAAGCCGTTGCCACATGTGAACCCACATTATTGCCAAATATCGTATTGTGGCGAAAAAAAGAAGCTTTCAGTGACGGTGTAAGTAGTTTACAGAAATCGTGGTATCAAATTATTGAAGAAAAAATTACGGCTCTTGTAGAGTCGGGCGGCGTGTGCTTACCCACGAATCCGAATTACAAAAATATAAATCTGCCGACGACATTGGAACAAGAATATTATCGGTTTTTATATGAGGGGTTTTATCCAAATACAGCTTATATTGTGCCGTATTTTTGGATGCCAAAGTTTGTCAAGGCAACTGATGCGAGTGCTCGTACACTGATGATATATAATGAATAAATATCATTTTTTTGCAAAAAAAACTTACCTTTGTTTTTTATTATTTTTTGTATTTTTATTTTTATTTTTTTTGTATTTTTATTATTTTTTGTAACTTTTACTACCTACCATTCACTGTCACCCCAAGAGGTGCTTTCTGGAGTATAACTCTTAAAAACTGGCTCTGCTTCTGGCACGGCATTTGGCACGGCATTTGGCAATGCAGCAGCTTCTCGCGGAACTGTTTGTTTTGCGTTTGACGCGGCAACTCTACCTGCCCAACTATTTACAGGCGAGGTAAATAGCACAGTTGGCTCCTGTGTTTGTTTTTTCTCAACAACTGGCTTTAATTCTTCCTCATCTTCATCTGAAAGAAACACCTGAAGAACCGAAAATTTGTTGTCGGCATTAACTCTTTTAATACATAAAGGCGCCTTTTGCAGAGGTTGTTTTTTTGTATCTGTGCTACTTGCCTGGTGAGATGATGGCGTCGGGCAATAGCGTTTTGTATGGCCATTCTCCCCGCAGAGTTGGCATTCAATATTTAGCAAAACCTCGCACTGGACAAACCCTTTATTGTCAAATTGATTGTGCGTGGCGTAGTCTACTTTGCCGGCATTATGGCAAAACTTACAGTAGAGCGAGGTTTTCATATCCGTCGCAGTAGCCTTGGCTTTAGGGAAGGGACAGCGTTTCTCAATGTGCCCATTCGTGTTGCAATTCTTGCAACAATGCTTTAAAAGTTTGGGGCAAGTAAGTTTACCGTCAACTGGTTTGCTAAATTGCCAATGGCTCGTATACACTTGAATTGGTTCACCGGCCCCTTTGCAGAAGGCGCAATTAGGTGTTGCGGTTGAATTTACTGGAGGTTTTCCGGATTTGATTTTGTGGTCAGCGTTGCGTTTCATCATTTTACAGTTTATTTGCTTTGTTCGTCGTATTGGTTGTTTGAAATACTATATACTTATTGTTATTCGTCTATTTCAATTTTAAAATATTTGTATATAATTTTTAAAATTTTTTATATATTTAAAATTAAATCAATTAATTTTTTTATATATTTAAAATTAAATCAATTAATTTTTTTATATATTTAAAATTAAATTAATTAATTTTTTTATATATTTAAAATTAAATCAATTAATTTTTTTATATATTTAAAATTAAATCAATTAATTTTTTTATATATTTAAATTGATTTAATAAATACAATAAATCATTATTGTATTTACAACACAAGAATGGCTTTCAATCAGTTAACACGATGCAAATTCAGCTTAAATAACTTTCAATGCGCTCTGGGTCAGAAAAAAAATGGTGTTCAATTTGGCGGGGGAGTTATTTTAAATAATTTCATGAAACGAAAGCATAGGGATATTTCAGTAAATATAAATAATATTCTTATAAATACCACTGCTGATTATCAAAAAGGTTTTGATGTTGTCCGAGATAATATTAGAACCAACAAGATAAATGTCAATATTGGAGGAGATCATAGCATTTCGGCAGCATCTATTCAGCCTTTGCTAGATTATTATAAACAAGATTTACTGGTCATCTGGATTGATGCACACGCTGATTTAAATACATATGATGCCTCTTTAACGAAAAATATGCACGGAATGCCTGTAGGGGCCTTAACAGGGTTAATGGACCATTGGTATAAAGATACAGCAAATAAGTCTAACAGGACTATCTTAGATGTAAAGAATTTATTGTATGTTGGAATAAGGGATTTGGACGTATTTGAATGGGATACAATTACTAAGCGAAACATTCGCTATTTTCCCACCTATACAAGTGACGTTATTCAATTTATAAAAGCCCATCCGGCCCGCCATATTCATATTAGTTGTGATATAGACAGCATGAACCCGCATATCATGCCCTCCACTGGCACGCCGGTTCCCCACGGGCTCACGCTGAAAAACGTAACAAATATTATAAAAACAGCCAAGCCCCGGTTAATCGGGTTTGATTTGGTGGAGTTTAACCCATTGATTGGTAATAAACGACAAGTGCGAACAACACTAAATAATATTCATAGATTGTTAACTAAAGTTGTAGATAGTTGATTGTAATGATAATTATAATGATAATTCATTTGCGTATGACCAATCAGGGGGGAGGGGAGTGGATGCGTTTATAATCCCTACCGCTTATTTTTTACAGACAAACATCTCTACTTTTCGGCGCGCTTCCTCTTTTTTATATGCCACACCCCTATACAAACACCCGATCGGACTCGTCGGCTCTAGTGTCTCACACTGTATATTATTCACGCTCATTGATCCATATTCCTCCAGTAACACGTTGTATAAGAACTCGCCGTTGTAGTTTACCTTTGTTATCAACGCACTGTAATCTAATAAACGGTATGCCGGGACCATTTGCCCCTCGTACTCTACCTTGTGATCCATTGACATTGTTGTCGTTTTGTTTGGCTTATTACGACCGAATGCATCATTTTTTATTTGGATTAAATGCTTTTCCCTTGATATCGTGCGCGTTATGTGTTTTATCGGTTTTCCGTGTATTGTATTCACACCCGGACGTATTTTTTCTATCGCTATCTCGCCTTGGTCGGTCTTTATCTTTGTCCCCGCCGGAAAACAAATATTACTTAGATATGCCGGCGGCACCACTGTTGTGGTTATCGTATACGGTCCTAAGTTTGCGGGTAGTTTTACTTGTTCTATCGCAACCGCGCCTTGTCTGGCTTCCGCCTCTGAACCGTAGACGATTTGTACCGTAAACATAAGACTACCTGCACGCACACCTGATACACACATATTTGCAACCGGAATTCCGGTTTGAGCTGATATGCTGTTTAATACGGTCGGTATTGATATTGATGCGTCAGCGAGTGTTTTATTTATTAGTGTAATGTCACTAAATGTTGCCCATTGTGTCTGTATCCCAGTGCATTCTTTATAGGGCGTAGGCGTGGGTGTGGGTGTAGGCGTGGGTGTGGGTGTAGGCGTGGGCGTGGGCGTTGGGGTAGGTGTCGGTGTCGGCGTCGGCGTTGGGGTATACACTAATGCTAATGTAAAGGCACCTCCCGCATTCACTTCCTTACCATCACTACTAATAGCCACGGCTTTAATATCGCCAATTTGCGATAGTAAATTGGTAGTCCAATCGTCGGATGACAATAACAGTGTCTGTTCACTACTAGACCCACCCGCACACACTTTCGTACCATCACTACTAATAGCGACGGCATTAATAGGGCCATCTTGCGTTAGTAAATTGGTAGTCCAATCATCAGATGACAATAGCACCGCCCGTCCACTTTGATAATCAAACCCACCTGCATACGCTTTTGTACCATCACTACTAATAGCCACGGTATTAATATCGTCCCTTTGCGTTAGTAAATTGGTAGTCCAATCATCAGACGAAAATAACAGCGAGATATCGTCAATATTTCCCCCTGCAATCGCTTTGGTGCCATCACTACTAATAGCCACGGCCCTAATTTCGCCACCATCTTGCGTTAGTAAATTGGTAGTCCAATCATCGGATGACAATACCAGCGCATTAAAATAACCTCCCCCTCCCCCACTCCCCCCCGCATACGCTTTCGTACCATCACTACTAATAGCCACGGTATTAATATAGCCATCTTGCGTTAGTAAATTGTTAGTCCAATTATCGGATGAAAATAACAACCCCAGTTCACTAAATAAACGATCATCACCCCCCGCATACGCTTTCGTACCATCACTACTAATAGCCACGGCAAGAATAGTGCCCTCTTGCGTTAGTAAATTGGTAGTCCAATCATCAGATGATAATAACAGCGCCTGCCCACCACTATACCCGCCCGCAATCGCTTTCGTACCATCACTACTAATAGCCACGGTATTAATATAGCCTACCCTAACAAATGTATAAGTTACACCTGCGTCCGATGACATAAATACACCATTGTTTGAACCGACAATCACCTTAGTACCATCGGAACTTTTTGCGATGCTGTTAGTTATCACCCCTGATAAACTGATACTATTAACAAATTCGTCGTTAGATAAATACATTAATATAATTTGACCTCCCACAATCGCTTTGGTGCCATCACTACTAATAGCCAAGGAATTAATACGGCCATATTGCGTTAGTAAATTGGTAGTCCAATCATCGGATGACAATAACAGCGCATCATACTCATAATTTCTTCCCCCCGCATACGCTTTGGTGCCATCACTACTAATAGCCACGGCCCTAATACTGCCCACTTGCGTTAGTAAATTGGTAGTCCAATCATCGGATGAAAATAACAGCGCCTGCCTATTAAAATCCCCTCCCGCATACGCTTTCGTACCATCACTACTAATAGCCACGGCATTAATACGGCCATATTGCGTTAGTAAATTGGTAGTCCAATCATCGGATGAAAATAACAGCGTATTAAAATTTTCATCCCCATCCCCATCCCCCCCCGCATACGCTTTCGTACCATCACTACTAATAGCCACGGCATTAATACGACCATCTTGCGTTAGTAAATTGGTAGTCCAATCATCGGATGAAAATAACAGCGCCTTCCCACCAACACTACTCCCCCCCGCATACGCTTTCGTACCATCACTACTAATAGCCACGGCCCTAATACTGCCCACTTGCGTTAGTAAATTGGTAGCCCAATCATCGGATGAAAATAATAGTGTATTACTATCCGCCCCATACCTCCCGGCATCACCACCCCCCGCATACGCTTTCGTACCATCACTACTAATAGCCACGGCACCAATATCACCATTTTGCGTTATTAAATTGGTATTCCAATCATCGGATGAAAATAACAGCGCCTGCTTACCACTAGACCCCCCCGCATACGCTTTCGTACCATCACTACTAATAGCCACGGCCCTAATATCGCCTGCCCTAACAAATGTATAAGTTGCACCTGAGTCCGATGACATAAATACTCCATTGATTGAACCGGCAATAACCTTAGTACCGTCTGAACTTTGTGCAACTGATTTAATATCATCATTAATATAAAAATTACCAGTAATTTGAGAATTTACTAAAGCCATACATCAATATAATATATATAAATATTATTTATATATTATAAATAATATTTATATATATTATATTGATGTATGCTGTGTTTTTAAACAAATTAAAATTCTTCTTAAATTATTTGGCAGATTTTTCCGAGAAAGAATGGCATAAAAAAATATATAAATATATTAGTTATATCTCTATTATATTAATTCCCATTACGTATACAGGTTTAATTTCTGTGAACCCCGAATACATTAGTATTATACATAATTTTATAGTGTACTATGTCGGTATAAGTTTATTAATACGGTTTAATCCTTTAATAAAACAAAACACTTCTGCGGCTTATGTAGAGTTTAACCGAAGTGTCGCGTTTACTGCCAGTCTCATATTACTGACTACACAGATATCAAAAAATGCATCAGAGATAATTTTATCGTAAAATAACTTACATTAGATAAACATATTCTTTTTCCGGGTCGTTTTGGTTTTAATACCAGATTTTTGTTTCCGCGTATTTTTGGTCCGACCCTTTTTAAAGAAATTTTCCAAATGGATTAATAATTGTTTACTCACGACTTTGTCAGTGTTTTGTTCTAGCTCACTTTTACGCATTACAATGTAAATATACCGTTTCATACTCTCAACAATGCTGCTGACAAATGCACTCTTATCTACTGACGTTTTTTTCATAAATGCGTCATAATAGCGTTCAGCCATAGTTTCATAAGGTAAAGAGAAAACATACGGTTTAACATTGATATAATAGACATTATCTTGTTCCATTAAGGGATGAAATTGGTCATCAATAAAACAGATTTCAGTGTTGTTGGGAATTTTTGTACACCTTATGAGATCATCCATACTTTTGGCATGACTGGTGCGACACATTTCAATGACTTTATCACGGATTTTAAAAGCTGCAATTATTTTATCAAATAATTCATAGCTGATTTTCATATTAAAATAATCACTCAGCATTTTCACCCAACTTTTCGGTCCTTGATTGTTTGTATAAATCATCACCTGATCGCATACATTATTAATTTTCTGTTCTTTGACAAATTCCAATATTTTAAGAATATTCGGTCTTAAAAATTCTTCAAAAATATCTAGGACATCAAAAAACTGTTCTTTTGATAATGTATTACCATGATATTGTTCTAAAGCACCCCAAAATATACCGAGTTCAGTAAAACAACCCAAGGTTTCATCTAAATCAAAGACCACAATTTTTAGTGGTTTTATATTAGACTCTTCTAGCTTTAACATGTGTTTTATTTATTATAAATTAGAGAGAAGTTTATTTTATAGAAAAAAAATAATCACAGAATGCTACTAATAATAGGGTGAATAAAAAACATGTATTTGTTACGCTAATATAGACACTTTTACACCATTGGACATTTTAAATGTTCAATGTAACGTTGCCTTTATGACTGATAACTTGCCGACAAGTGGGCGTTTTAAATGTCCAAAGGTGAAATAAATAAATAACGTCTATTTATATATATAATAATAATAATGAAAAGAGTTGTACAAACATTAGCAATACATGTTTTTTGTATACTATTTTTTGCCTTTTTTTATTACTATTTTTCAACACATTTTGATAATAATAAACAAACATATTATAATCGTGAATCCATCATAGATTCCGCCATAGATTTTTTTCTTCTTAGTACAACAATTCAAGCAGGAGTGGGTGTAAGTGATATTTTTCCCATTTCAGTATATGGCAAATTACTCATGATAAGCCAGCAATTAATTATGATATCTATAAGTGTAATAACAATTTATATTTTCACAAAGTAAAATGTTGAATTTTGCCACACTTTTTTTAAAAGTGTTTTTTTGCCACACTTTTTTTAAAAGTGTAGTTTTGCCACACTTTTTTTAAAAGTGTTTTTTTGGCCCAACCTTTTTTAAAGGTTGTTTAAAAGTGTTTTTTGGCCCAACCTTTTTTAAAGGTTGTTTATAAGGGCAAGTTCATGCGTTTGTCATTGAATGATTATATTTCCATATTAAAGTTCTATAAAATTGATATTTCACGCATGAAAAAAAAAACAATTAAGCAGAAAGCGGAAGAGATTTTAGCCGAAAAGTTGTGCCGGTGTATTAAAAAAGTGAGTAAAAGTTTAAAACCTGATATTAAAAACAAAAATAATAATATTAATATTAATATTAAAAAACGTACAGAATCACGTGCAATTGCAATCTGTAAAAATAGTATCTTTACAAAAAAAAATGTATCTTTTTCCAAATTCAAATGCAAAGGGACCGCGAAATTATTACCAAGTAAAAATAAACACAATAAATTGACGAAAATACATATGTTGAACTAATAACTATAATTGAGATAAATATATATAAGATTCTCATTCACTAAGACCCTAGATACTTTAGAGCCGAGAGAATAACTTGTTCTTGTTCATTTAATTTCTGAAAGATAATATTTTCCGTCATATTTAGCTGAAATAACATACCCCTACTATTTTTACATACAAGATGTATATCGTCCGACACTTGTTTTAGATGACATAGAAGACCGCCATTGGTTAGCCGTACATTGTCCTTGTGTTTATTCTTTAGTGAAATCCAACGGATATAACTTCCATACCGCAAATTATCCAAGTCGTCCACATGCCGATACGTCTTCAATTGTTTACTCAAAGATTTTAATATTTCTTTGGGTAAATGAAGTTGTTGAAGAATCGTATTTTTGTCGTTGGCGATTTTCTCATAGTTTAGCTGAATCAAACTTTCATTATTGTCATTTTCTAAGGCGATTAATAATTTATTAATGTCCATTTAAGTATACGTAGCTTATAATAGAGAGATATAGTAAAATATTCATAAATAGTTTTTGTTCTATTTACAGTTTTATAAAGTGTATATATAAATGAATGATGCGTCAAATCCTCAACCTACTAAAATTTCTATGAAACAAATTGTCGGAAGTTTATACAGCGATAATGCAAAAGTCTATTATAAATCCCATAGCTTACCATCGTGTGGCGTAGGCACTGTAAAGAATAGCCGACATACCGCGAAAAAAACATAAAATATGTAATTTTTCCTTGCTGTATTATTTTACGCTGTATTATTTTTACATTAAATCTTCCCAATCGTCCACTACATTTTCCTCTGTATTTTGCGTCTGTTCGTGCTCTTGTTTTGCTGGGGCATTATGCTTTGCTGGCGCATTATGCTTTGCTGGCGCATTATTCTTTGCTGGCGCATTATGCTTTGCTGGCGCATTATGCTTTGCTGGCGCATTATGCTTTGCTGGCGCATTATGCTTTGCTGGCGCATTATGCTTTGCTGCCCCCCTTGTGGCGGCCACATTATTTATAAATTGTTTACATTTAACTGATTTACCAATTTGTGTTGCAAAATGGTCTTCATAAATTTCATCATCATAGTCCTCTTCTGAAGAATATGATGATGGTGATGATGAACTTTTATACGAGGCCATTTCCTTTGCCGGCTTCGTTAGTCGTTACTTGGGTTGTGTATTATAATATATTAAGTAATTATTTCAATTTTATATTATAAACTTATTACAATATTAGACATTTTGAATGTTAAATTGCTTCACGTCAACAAATAACGTAAAATATATGTTAACTATTATTGAATAAAATTGATTTGTTCAATAATAGTTAACATATATATATATTACAATCAACATATATTACAATCAACCAAAAAATAAAAACTACTCTATATTATAAAATGACTGACTGTACAAAAGAATGTGCTATTTGTGCTGAAAAATACAACAATAGTACATTAAAGCAAATTCCGTGTGAATATGGCGATTGCAATTTCAGTGCGTGTAAAGCCTGTGTTCGCACTTATTTATTAAGCACAACGACGGACCCGCATTGTATGGATTGCAAAAAAGTCTGGACTGAGCAATTTATTGTCACACATTTGAACCGTTCCTTTATCATTACTGATTACAAAACTCACCGTCGCACATTGCTTCTAGACCGTGAAATCAGTAAAATGCCCGAAACTATGCCTGCTGCTGAGCGGTATAGCCGCATTGAAGCTCAGAAAGTCGTTAGCACCAATTTAAGCAAACAAATTAAAGAAGCCCGGGAAGTCCTAGACAAATTACAAACTCAATTTTATGCGTCACAAAGACAATTAAACGTCATTAAAACCGGGAAAGAAGATACAACCGTAGAACGGAGGAAATTTATTATGCCGTGCCCCAACAGTGATTGCCGCGGCTATCTCTCGTCGCAATATAAATGCGAATTGTGTCAATTACATACTTGTGTGGATTGTCACGAAATTATTGGTCACAGTAAAGACGATCCACATACGTGCAAGGAAGAAAACGTGCAAAGCGCGGAATTGATTAAAAAAGAAACGAAACCGTGTCCGACGTGTGGTACGCGTATTACCAAGCTCAGTGGATGTGACCAAATGTGGTGCCCGGCGTGTCACAAAGCCTTCAGCTGGCGTACGGGATTAGTAGATAATGGCGTGATTCATAACCCACATTTTTATCAATATCAGCGGGATAATGCGGCCGCGACCGGAGGTGCTGTCCCTCGTGCGCCAGGAGATAACCCCGGCGGATGTGAGACCATTTGCCAATGGCACGAATTAAGCAATTCTATTTTGCGTAAAATCAGTAGTGGTTACCTGATACCAAATACGACGATAGAATTACGCCAGTATTTGTGTGATATTCATCGGTTTGTATCTCACATAACCCGAATGGATTTGGGAGGAGCACGCATCCAAATACAAAACTTATCGGATTTTGAAGAACTACGTTGTAAATATATTTTAAAACAAATCTCTAAAGAAGAGTTGGCAAAAATCATTTATAAAAATGACGCTGCCCGGAAAAAAATTACTGAGATGCTGCATTTATATGAATTGTTTAGCGTGGTGGGGATTGAACTCTTTACGAAATTACTGCAAAGCAAGAATACACAAGCTGCGTATGAACAAGAGTGTTTAGAGCGGGTGGAAGAATACCATAAATTGCGGGAGTATTGCAATAAGCAGTTTAAAACTATTAGTTTAACGTACAATCAAACGACTCCTTATGTAAGTAAAACGTGGGTTATTTCGTCTAAAAAATATAAATTTACAACAGTGAAGAAGAAGAAGGCAAATGAAGTGGCAAATGAAGTGGCAGATGAAGTGGCAAATGAAGTGGCAAATGAAGAGGCAAATGAAGTGGCAGATGAAGTGGCAAATGAAGAGGCAAATTAAATATCTATAAAAATATCTATAAAAATATCTATAAAAAATATAAACAAAATTTTTTATATTTTTCATTTATTGTATTCTACTTTACCACACACTGCCCCAGCCACCACCTTCATTGGCGGCCACAGGTTCCATCATCATACCAGGTTGCATCGCACCCGGCATCGGTGTAGGGTTATTCTGGTACATACTATTAAAATCCGGATTTTGTTGTTGGTTGGGCATAGAACTTAATTGAGGATTGGAGGGCAGTAGTTGCGACCGGTCTAAATAATCCGCCTGGGTAACCGGACGTTGTCCTCCCCCTGCAAAGGGTTGAGAGATCCGCACCACATTCTGTCCTTGCTGTTGCCCTTGCTGTTGTTGTTGCTGATTTTGTAGTCCTTCTTTTTTTCCGTGCCACAAATCAATCGCTCGGTCAATTAAAATATTAAGCTTCGCCCCGAGTTTCGTCTGCATTGTAGCTAAAATAATAATAAAGGGGATGATGAAATTGGTTTCATTAAACTTGCCATAATATTCGCCACTATAAGTCGGGATGTAACGGATAATTTTATTAGTAAACCAAATGGCTAAGACAATTAAGAGGATTTGCCCAATACATTCAATACTAATTTCTAAACTTCCTTTAGTTTCGTCTTCTTCAGGGACAATATGTTTAATTAATCGCAAAATAATTATCACTGGAATAACGGATAAGAGTGTATATTGAATCATATTCATTAAATTATGTTTATTCTCTTCATCAAAATTAAAGACATATTTAAAAAACCCTAATGATGATTTTTCTGAATCAGTATCATTTAACTTATCCATTATATGATTTATAAAAAGAAATTAAATTGGTTGTCTATTTCATTTGTATCTATTTCATTTGTATCTATTTCATTTGTATCTATTTCATTTGTATCTATTTCATTTGTATCTATTTCATTTGTATCTATTTCATTTGTATCTATTTCATTTGTATCTATTT